TCACGCAGTATCTCGCGCTGCCATTTGCGCGGCCCGCTGAACTTAGCTAACGGTGTGTTGGGTTGGCCCCAAGGAAACGCAAACAGTACAAACGCTTCAGGATCGTTCGCTATCGCGGGTGACCACAATCGCGTCATCAATGTCTGCTCTTCGGCTGATGTATAGATCGTTTTTTGCATTCTCTAGCACTCTGGTTTGCGCGGCTTCTAGCGCCTGTGTGATGCTGATCCGTTGATACACATCAACACTAACTTCTTGCTTGGCAGTCCACTCGTGACGATGACGCAGGATCTCTAACGCGGCCTTGGCGTCGCCACCTAACGCCGCGCTATTAAGAACCTGCGAGATCTCTCTTTCATTGTCAGCGCGGCCTTTTTGTTCAGCCATTTCCGCTAACGGATCTAGCTGACACAGTTGCCGGTACTCAGCGGGCAGCATACCAGCCGCCAGCGCCAGCGAGTCACCTTTCAGACCTAACTTTGCCGCGTCGTAGATTGACTGAAGACGCGCCTCTGTTGCCTGAACATTTCTGACAGTTAGTGGCAAAGATTTGAACATGGCTGAAGTGTAACAAAAAAATTTTAAAAAATGTTTGCGGGGGGTGCGTTACCGTGACCGGTCGGGCCGCCGGCCCTACCCGGCCCCCTCGGGCCAAAAGCCAAATGTGCCCGCTGTTTGCCATGGGCACAATGGCCGGTGCGCCCCCGGTGTGCACCCGGTGTGCACCCGATGTGCACCCGATGTGCGCTCCCGGTGTGTGCCCGCTGTGCCCGCTGTTGAGCGTCCTAAAAAACCCTTATAAAACGTAGTAATGTGCCCGGTGTTTTGCCGCTCACAAAAACAGTACTTTTTTTTAGAATGTGAGCGTTTCCCGATGTTAACTACGCTAAAAAATCGGCGCGGGAAAAAACGCGGGCGAAAGCGCGCCGTTTTGCGGGTAATTTTCCGGCAAAATTCCCCTATATATAAAATTCAATTTTTTTCAAAAGTAGACTAGTTAACATCCGGGCACACCCCGCAAACCCGCGCCGTTATGCCGTTTTGTGTGGACACTTGCCCCTCAAAAAACGCTCACAAAACGCTCACAAAGTGTCCACACTCACGAAAGCGTGCGAAACTTGTTGACACACACGGCCGAACGTGCGAATATCTACCCATGGCGCACACGTCGCGCGTCATTCACTAACCTACGGAGAATCTAAAATGGAAGTCACGACGAAAATGAAAAACGGCGATCCGATCGCCACGTTCAAAGCGCACGCGTTGATCGTGATCGCGGGCACGGAAACGCACAAGCTCGCGTTGCATAAGGACGGATTTGGCGCATGGAAGGTAACGCACCCTGAATCGGGCGCTTGCGTGGCGCACGTGCGCGGTCAATACAAGGGTGCGCTTGTGTCGTCTAAAGGATTCACTCTTAAAGAAGCGCGCGCGGCCGCACAAGCGCAAGTTGACGCGTTGATCGAATCCATCGGATCGGCAAAATTTAACGCTGTACTTGCCGGGGCCGCAAAATGATCCACTTTGTCGCAAAATCATCCAACACGAAAACCGGGCCGATCCCGATCACTTACAGTGCGCGCGATACGTGCCCCGCTAGTTGCGGGCAGATGAAAGCTTGTTACGCTGACGCGGGTTTTCACACTCGTTTGAATTGGGACAAGGTCCCGACGCGCGGAAAAGATATCGCCACGGTCGCGGACAAAATTCGCGCGTTGAAACCCGCGACGCTATGGCGGTTTAACGTCGCGGGCGATCTTCCGGGCATCGGTGAGGATATTGACGGCCCCGCGTTTGCGCAGCTAATCGAAGCGAATCGCGGCCGTCGCGGGTTTACGTACACTCATAAACACTCCGATCGCGCGATTAAATTCGCGCGCTACGCGACCAAGCGCGGGTTTACGGTCAATCTATCGGCCGATGACGCGGGCCATGCTGACAAGCTTGCGGAGACGGGTTTACCCGTCGCGGTCGTCGTTCCACTTGGCACGCCCGAACGTACCACCACCCCAGCGGGCCGCGCTATCGTCGTGTGTCCGGCTCAAACCCGCGACGACGTTACGTGCTACACGTGCGGATTGTGCGCCCGCGCTAATCGCAAGGTTATCGTCGGGTTTCTTGCGCACGGCACGCGCGCCAAAACGGCCGATGCTATCGCGCGTCGGGTTATTCCACTTAAGGTGACCAAGTGAATCACTACACGGCAAAATTCAAACGCTACACGGACGAAATGCTGAAAACAGCATTAGCAGACTGTCACGTTGCACTAGGCGTCGGAGAGACGCTTTTCAGCCCCGCCTACATTGCAAAATTGTGGGCCGAAATTGACGCGATCCGAGACGTTCAACTTTCACGTAAACCAAAGGCTAAACAATGAAACTTGAAACCTATTGCACGCTCGCGCTTATCGCGTGGATCATCGTAACGAGCGTCATATTGGCCGAAAATATAGCGGCCGCTCTGTGTCGTTAGTGATCGCGGCCATATTGGCCGCCATCCTAGTGATCATCCTAGACTTATAAAAAACGGCCCCACGGGGCCGTTTCTCATTGCGGGTTCGGTTGATAGTCCGGTTCTACCATCCGACGCAGCGTAGACGCGCCCACGGCCGCAAGATCGGGCGCGCAATATACGTGGCGCTTCGATTCAAGCCCACGCGCGGCAACGCGGCCGCAATCGATCCACCCTGCCTCTTTGATCGCTTGCAATAACGCTTGTTGATACAGCTTCAAACCAGCGGGCGCGCTACGCGCGAGATCGTCAAGTACAGCTTGCAATGGTGCAGCGATAACCCCCCGCGTGAATATCCCGCGTCGCCCGCGCATTAATTCAAGGATATAAGACTCTGCGCCTGACAGCGAGTTTTCCGTCATCGTTTGCTTGAATTCCGTCATAGGCGGGGCCGCGCCCGGATTGAAGCGCGACACGTCGCGCGCGTGCAACCAAGCCGCCACGGCCGCGCGGCCGCCCGTTCTAAGCCATTGCCAGATTGCGGCCCCATCGGCGTCTGACATGCGGCCCGCATGCGACCAGATACAGAACCAACGGCGATCTTGCGCGCTGATTGATATAGGCAATAGGTCATTCGAGAATGCCAGCACGAACCCACGGTTCGCCATCATATAGGGGTGAAGTCCCTTCCGATTGACCGCCAACACCTCAGGCGGGGCCGCGATAATAGGTTTCAGTTTATTGGCTAGGACGCGCCTATCGGCCGCAAGGGCTTCCTTTAGCTCGTTAATAACTAGAATCTCAGACTCTAGTTGATAGCCCCATTGCGACGTTAGCGATTCATTGTCGACTAACCCTAAATTATGCTTATTGTCCCCGCAGACGGCCCATATAAACGGGTCGTACATCGTATCCTTGCCCGACCCTTCATCGGACGCGTGCAGAATAGCGTGGTTGATCTTCACGCGCGGGTTCTGCACTTTATAGGCCATAACGTCCCATATATGATCTAGTTCCGACTGTACCGGGACTAGTTTGCGACAATGATCGATCCACGCTTGTATAGGCCCCGCTATAGGCGTCGGGCGCGCGTCGACCCAACGGTTCGCATAGGGTAGATTGTCCCGCACGGCTAGAACCGACTCGCCCGCCGCATAGGTTAGGCCCGCGAGGATATGGCCGCCTGCGGCCGTTCGGTTTTCGTCGAACCATAGGGACGGGTTGATAATGCGCGCCTTGCCACCGTTATTGTGCAGCGAATGGCACATAATCCCGCGATAGGTCGCGTCAAACGCCCGCCGCGATATAAGGACACGGTCCACTAGGTCGAAGTAGGCGTCATCCGACTGCACATAAGCGAAACGCTTAAACCAGTCGGCCCGCTCTACCCGCGCCCGCTCGCGCGCCTCGACTTGCGCGATCACGGCCTTGGCGTCATCGGTGAACATCTCCGTGGGCGTTAGTTTGGACAACGCCCCGCCCATCACGGACGCCAATAACTCATCACGTAAGCCATAGGTCCGCTTGGGGCCGCCTTGCTCTTCAACCCACGCTAGAAACCGCGCGGAGTCCCACTCAACGCAATGCGAGTGCAGACAACAATACGCCCGACTTGCGGGCATATAGCGACCCTCTGGGTTACCGTCCGAATGTTCCGCGCTATTAGGGCAGATCACGCCCCACCAGCCCGCCGAGTTACCTTTTTGTGTGACTTCTTTACGTTCGACCAGCCACGCTAGAACGTCATCCGAGCCGTCATCCTTTAGGACGCCCGGACGGAATGTCGTGGTCTCGACTGCGCCGGGGACGACCGATAAAGCGCCGCAGATTTCTTCAAGGCTAAACTCGCGCGACGGGTTGAACTCAACCAAGCGAGCGGCGAAGCGCCCGCGTCCGGGCTTTAGGTTGATCGAGCCGGGAATACGGATATTGCGAACCGGATTGATAGCGCCGGGGTCCGTATAGCCCGCTGCCGCTATAGCCTTGATAGCCGCGCTATAGACGGATTTGTGCGGCTGATCGTCTAGCCGGAATACGTAGCACCATTGAAAGTTATCCTTCGACGTTTCAATAATCCACGTAGGTCTGATCGTCGGCGTTTTCGATTTCGTACCGACGTCATCTAACACCAAACACCACACGTTTTCACAGAACGCAGCACCCGCGCTGACCCGCTGACCGTCAAACCGCGATTCGATGAACGAGCCAATATTGACGTACCACGCACCCTCGCCGCGCGGCCTACGCGACGCGGGGTAGGCATAGCCGCCATCGCGCTCGACTTGTTTAGTAAATAGTACAACTTCACCCTCTGGTGCGAGGGCTATGATATGATCCACGAGTTCCATGTGCTCTCCTAAGTTGATCCCGCCCTAGCCGGCGGGATTTTTTTCAGTTGTTGCCATCCGCGCATGAAATGCACGGCACTACATCAGGTTCTTCCAAAGTCGTGTCGTAATCGCGTTAAGAGAACCGCCTTCCCAGCCCTTTGACGCTTGTTAGCTTGGCGTTAGATTCCATATCCAACGCCCGTTGAAACAGCACCGGATAAGTCTGCTTTAACTCTGCAATCTCCGGCTTCTTAGATGCCGGACAAAAAAAGCAAGCCGACTTACCCGGACGCGGTAAACCAGCGCGGTCAATCGCTGCTAAACAATCTGGCCGCGACCACTCCCATTGAACCAACGGATAGTGATATCGGTACTTTTCATCTTCAATCGGGGCCTTCATCCAACGCCGCGTTTCCCCAAATTCGTATCCGATAAATTTGTCTACTTTGTTACCGTTGCGCCAGACTGCCTTTGCTTGATCGTGGTTGTTAGCGTACTTTTCTTGCGGAGCAATCTTAAATTTCTGCGAGCACCCTTTAAAACCGTAAGCCAGAGATGGCAACATCTCCGCTTCTAAACAGTTCTCTTCTAACGTGTGGACGCGCCCGTCACGGCGCACTTTTTTTACCACGGTGATAAGCGGCATCCCGTGTTTACGAAGCCACTCCTGCATCCGTTCAATGTGTTCGTAAGTGTGCGGGCGCTCACCGCCCGTATCCGCAAACAAAATCAAATCAAATGGTTCAAGCCCGCGCTCAACCCACCCGCACAAAATTGCTGTGCTATCCGTCCCGCCGCCAAAAGATAGTATTTTCATTTCCCATACCTCGTCATAGTTTTAACTTCTGCCTTCAACGGCAGACCCGTCGCCCACGGCGGCGACGTACACATGACGCGGCGTAATACGTCGGGGTCACCGTCCTCAAGGACGATCTCATCGTGTACGTGAAGCACTACGTTATCTAGCTGACGTAGCGCGTGGCGTAGCACATCATTTGCGACTGCTTGCGTGATGTTCTCGCAAGCCAAGCCCTTCCATAATCTAGCGCGCGGCCATTCTTTAGCGTCGGCGGCGGGCTTCCAAGCGGCTTTACAATAGGAAATGCCATCTTCTTCCAGTTTGGCGAACGGGTAACACAGAACGCGGCCCGAAGGAAGAATGTACCAGAGATGTTGGCGGTCGAACAGATAAGTCACCCGACCCGCGCTGAACTCGGCGTTCGGCGTGTGCATAGCTGATGTATAGGCTCGCTCTAACTCAGACCAGAACCGCACGGCCCATTGATTAGACCGCCGCCACGCATCTACCATGCGCCGCGCGTCGGCTTCCGGTAAATGGATACCATAGGCCCGACCCATTGCCGCGAACGCGCCTACGCCTCCGGCGTACCCGCACGATAGCTCCTGAACCTTGCCGATCTGGCGCTGATCATCGGTCACCTGATCGACTGAGCATCCGAAGGTCGCGGCGGCGTTGATCTTATAGATGTCTTGGTCAAACTGCTTGAGCTTCTCGTCGCCCATGCCAGACAGCCACGGGTTAACGCGCGCCTCGATAGCCGACCAGTCCGCGACTACGAAATTACCAACAAGCGCGGGTCGGAGCATCCCTTTGAGCACATCTGTAACTCTTCGTCCGTGAAAAGGGACAATTGCTCGACCGGCAGCCATGTCGTCTCGGACAGTTGCGGGGTCTCTGGCGGTCTTGCGAGTGAAATTGTGAACTTGTGCTCCGTAACTTGAAGCACGCCCAGTAGCGGACCCCCCAGCAAATACAAATGCACCCCGTACCCTGTCGTCTTCGACATCTGCTAACTCCTGTAAACGCTTAAATTTCGCAATCGAGGACGCCCATAGATCGTCCGCGCATTGCACCACCTCACGCACATCTGAATCTAGGTCATCACACGCTAATAGATTAGCGCGGACCGCCTTGTCGATGCTGTACTTCTCACCGACCCACATGAGCTTCTTCTGCTCGTCGGTCACCCGCGCCAGCACCCACTCGCGCATCCGTGGCGAGCGCACGGCCAGACCGCCCGTGATCTCGGTTACGATACTTTGTATCTCGGCTAGTTCGGCGTCAGCGTAGCGAATAGCGGCCTTGCATAGTGCAACGTCCACCTTCACGCCTCGGTCGTTGATGCGCTCGTTTACGTGGTAATCAGTCATCTCATCTTGAGATAGTTGACGCAGGGCAAGACTTATGGCGCGCATAGCGCGCACGTCCTGCTCGCAATACTCTATGAGTTCTGGGATGAGCTTGTCATTGTATGGCGGCACGCAGCATTGCCGCACAAGGTAATCGCCGCGCCGATCTTTCTTCATGTCAGCGCCAGCGAAGCGACCAACGTCCTCAAGCGAACCCGGCGCGCAGTTTGCGCGGGCTTGTGTTGCGGTGCAATAGAACTGCTCAAGATCAAAGTTGATCTGAAGCACATACCAAAAAATCAGACGCTCAAACGCGGCGTTATGCGCTCTTATCTGACCTTTATGATTTAACACATCAGACGGGAATGTTAAATCTGGGGTCCAAGTTTTAACAGGTCCGTCGTCGAAAGCGTAGGACATACAGATGACTTCGGTTTCCAAGTCCTGCGCGTAGTTATAGACACCCGCGACCCGAAGGTCGCAGGTGCTACGGGTCTCAAAGTCAACCCAAAGGATCACTTACCCTGCGCGACGACGACGCGTCGGCTGGGGAGCTTCCTCTTCAGGTCCATCCATCGACATAAACTCGACGATCTCAAAGATCGGCGTGAAAATGCGACCGTAGGACTTGTGCTGGTAATGCTCTTTTTTGAGCAGCACCACCGGCACGGGCTTCGACTCATCTACAGACACTTGGTTTGCAAACGCGCTTGCCAAGGCTTCGTAGGAACGCTTGCCGCCAACCGAAGTCGTCGTGTAGCGCGCCTCTAAACCCTTGTCCTCGCCCGTCAAACACTTAAGCGAGAACCCGACTTGCTTCTCCCAACCGCGAGCGGCATGGGGAGGCGCGTCGTCCGTGTCTGGCAGCGGATCGGTCAGCGCGACCATACGCTCACCCAGCACAACGCCGTCGCCCCAGGCGATCCAACCATGTACGAAGGAAAACGGGTTGACCGCCCACTTAGAGTCAGACTCAACTTCAGTCTGATCCGCGCCGAACACCCAATGGCCGGTCTTGTCCATTTTCAGGATGACCGAACCAGCGGAAGCCGCCGGGGCTGCAACGGTCTTGATCGCCGTTGCGATTGCTGCGAGAGCGGGGAGACCAGCTTTATTGAAGGCTACTAAATTTGACATCATTTCATCCAAGTTTAAGAAGAGCAGTTTTCATCTGCTCGGGAAGGAACACAACCGCTGACCGGGGATCACTCTCCGGGGCGATTGTGGTTCCCGACGACACCGCAACAACGATGTCATCGGGGAGGTTGAGTTTACTCTTTTTCAAGATCTTCTCAACCTTGGCGGGCGACAGCAGGGCTGTTTCCACCAATTCTGAACGGTCGACGCCTAGCTTACTTAGCGCAAAATACGCCTTGTCCTCGTCGATCCATTGGCGCAACGCGCGCTTGGGGACCAGCTTGTAACCCGGAACAGGCTCGCCAGACTCAAGAATCTGGTGCGCCAGATCGCGCAGGTCGCCAATCCACTTTTCGACCAGATCGGCGGTTGCCAAGTACGCGCCGATCTTCGCGGGGTCTAGGTCCTTGATCTGCACCTTTAGCGCGCGCTCTGCCGCGCCGGTCATCTGCGGGCAGATCGGCTTGGCAGGGCAGTAGCGGCAATGATCGCCAACTTTAAGCGGGGCAGCGGCGTTCTGTGACGCTGTAACGGCGTGAACGAGATCACGCTCAAACTGCTTAACGCGCGCCACGGTAGTCGTCCAACGCTTGACCGCTGGCGGCTGGACAATGACCATCTCAACCTCAGATACATCCGCAAACGCCCATTCCAGACCCTTAGTCCGCATCGCAGCAGCGGCGTAAAACAGCAACTGCTCGTTCTCTTCAACGTCTACTTCACCACGGCCAAACTTCCAGTCGAGGATGATGGCGCGGTCGTCGATCCGACCGATCAGGTCAGCAGACCCAAACACGTTTGGGAGCAGTTTGCCGAAGTTGACATGGGCTTCAATTTGATACTCCATGTTGCCGTCTGGGTCGATTTCGGTTAGCGCCGCCATCGCTGGAATAATCTTCTCGTCGATCAGATCCTCCGTGAGCGTTTGGTCGTTGTAGACCATGCCGAGCACGCTTTTGATCTCAAGCGATGGGTCTTCTAATAGCGTCGCCATCGCGTTGTGGCACAACGTGCCTTCGTCAGCCGCGTCACTTCCCAATTTGGGAGGCATCTTCTGCACAAGCGCCACGCTGCCGGGGCAGTTGACGACGCGCTTGGCGGTCGAGCCGCCTACGATATTAGAGTGCATTTTGTGACCTCGCTTTCATCATAGCGTCTGCTAGTTTGTAAGCGTGTTCGGACGAAAACTGGCGAAGCAGATCAGGATCGTCAATCACGCCTTCGTCGTCTAGTTTGGTAAGAAACCAAGTTACTACTTGGGCGGCGAAATAGTCGCGGGGGGTGAGTTCAGAGTGCATTTGCTTTCCCTTTGATGAGGTTCGTTAGTGATTCCTGCGACAGCATCGCAGGGTTGTGACGCCCGAGCATCTTAGTTACCCACCCGCGCGGCCAGAGCAGCGACAGGGACACTTTAGCGCCCATGCCGATCAACTCTGCCGTGGTGTAGGTCTTGCCGCCGGGGAAGACCCAAGTGTTCTTGATGCGCCAATGCGGTACGCACATCAGGTTGCCCTTGTAGAACACGGGGGTGAGGTCCAACGGCTCAAAATCCCCGTTGTCATCTTCCATTCTGTGGATGAGGTTCATTCTGCGGTGTCCTCTTTTTCGTAAGTAAATTCTGCGCGGTAAAGGAAGGCGTAGCTGCTGCATTCAAACTTCACCGTGTTGAACTTGGTGTTAGGGAGAAGGCTTTCTAAGTAAGTGATGAGGATGTTCTGAACTTCTTCGCGGTCTAGGGTAATTTTCATTTGAGAGTACCTGTGTGGTTGGTTGGAGATGTCATCTTGCCCGACCACGATCTGCTTGTCAACAACTTTTTTGCAAGATATGATGACGGCATGAAAGAAAGCGAAATCGAGCGCCACTTCGTCTGGACTGTTGAGACGATGGGCGGCAAAACGTACAAGTTCACAAGCCCCGGCGTTCGGGGCGTGGCTGACCGCGTGGCGTGTCTGCCGGACGGGTCAACGTGGTTTGTGGAACTCAAAACCAAGGGGGGCAAACTCAGCAAACTACAGGAACACTTCGGCGCAACCATGCGTCAACTTAACCAAAACTACACAGTAATCTGGAACCTAGAAGGGGTAACACAATGGTCCTTAGACCTTACCAAGAAGTAGCCGCAGACTTTCTGTACGGCCAAGATCGCGCGATGATCCTAGCGCCCGTGGGGGCTGGCAAGACGGCGATCACGTTGACCGCGCTGTCGGCGCTGCTCAAAATCAAACGCAACGCCTTAGTGCTTGCGCCCAAACGGGTAGCCGAAAGCGTCTGGGCGACCGAGGCCGCAAAGTGGGCGCCAGAGCTAACCGTCGCGGTCGCGGTTGGCACACCAAAGCAACGCCAGAAAGCGTTTGAGTCTGGCGCGCAGGTGGTGGTGACGAACTACGACAACATCCAGTCGATGCCGCACTTGGATTTTGACTGCATCATCTTTGACGAACTGACGCGGCTCAAGAACCCATACGGCGCGCGGTTCAAGGCGCTCGCCAAGCTGATAGATAAAATCGAAATCCGGTGGGGCTTGACCGGATCGTTTACCAGCAACGGGTTGGAAGATGTCTACGGGCAATGCAAGATCATCGACCAGACGCTGCTCGGGCGCTCCAAGGGCGCGTTCTTGCAACAGTACTTCATCGCCATAAACCCTGAGTTCGGCCAATGGACGCCGCGCGCCGGTAGTTTGGAACACGTAATGGAACGTATCAAACCGGCTACCTACGTCCTTGAACCGGGCGAGTACAGCGACAAGTTACCGCCGCTGCACATCGTTCACGTGGACTGTCAGATGCCGATGGATCACTACAACAAACTTAAAAAAGAGTTTGTTCTCGATAATATTGTGGCGGTCAACGCTGGCGTGGTGACGGGCAAGCTGCAACAGATGGCGTCGGGGTTCATATACGACACGTATCAGACGCCCGATCTGGTTATGAAGGGCAAGTTCATCACGCATCAGACGCCGATCTGGTTCTCAAAACATAAGTTTGAGGCGCTGGACGATTTGCTGGCCGAGAACCAACACGCCAACACAATTCTGGTGTACCAGTACCAAGAAGAATTGATGGAACTGCACCGCCGTTACTCCAATCTAGTTACGCTTGACGATGATAACGCCATCGGGCGCTGGAACGCCGGTCAGATTGAACTGCTGGCGGTCCACCCTAAGTCTGCTGGTCACGGGCTGAATCTTCAGCACGGCGGCTGCAAGATGGTCTTCGTGTCGCTGCCGTGGTCGCTGGAACTGTTTGAACAGACGGTCGGACGCCTACACCGCAGCGGCCAGCGCCACGACGTCTGGGTCTACATTATGTCAACTCAGAAGACGATTGACGAAAAAATTTGGACGGCGCTTCAGGACAAACGCGCCGTGTCTGACATTGCTATGGAGGCGCTCAAGTGAAACGAAAAGACATTATTGAAATAGCAAACGAAGTGTGGGAAGTAGAGTCTTTTCCTTCACCCGCTGTATTAAAACTTATTAAGTTCGCCAACCTTGTCGCCGTGCATGAGCGGGAAGCGTGTGTTGCGATAGTTCTAGACAACAGCGATGCCGAAGGCATTTGCTGTACCGATGACGTGCTTGAAGCCTTCCGACAAAGGGGGGAGACATGAGATACGGCATCCTTGACGACGAGGGGCGCGTCGTCCGGTGGGTCTGGCATATGCCGACGTACCCGCACATCGTCCAAAAAATCAAACGCCAGCGCAAACCGAAGCTGGATCTATCTAACGTATCGGAGGCTTTATTTTGATCATCAACGGCAGAATCATCAAAGACTGGGACAAGTCCCAGATCAGCACCGCCTACCAGCGCCCCAACCAGTTCCGCGTCATCACGTGGGACATGGGCAGGGTTCAAAGCTGGCTGTTGGGTAAGCAACCGCTGGCTCGCACACTACTAGAGAAGGTGATCCGATGAAATTAGTCCGGGCAAAACTAATCGCCGCGCGGGAAGAACTTATAATTCGCCAGCGCGAACTGGCCGCAGCGCAGCGCAACTACAACCGCGTACTTGAAACGCTCAAAGATTTAGAGGTGCGAATTGAATCACACTTGGCGGGGCTTAAACGTAGCTCTGAAGACGCTGGACGAGCAGATAGTGTTGGAGATGTTGAACCACGAGAAAGCGACTGAGGGGCGCGCCAGCATCCTGCGCCGCATCCATCAACGCTATAACGTGCTGCGCGTATCGCGCGAGCGTATTGAACTACTTCAACAGGCTAAACAACCATGACTGATTTCGGCGCATGGCGCTATGAGAACCTTGTGCAGTTCGCCAAGGAATCGACCGAACGGATGAACCTACTCAACGCGGAGATTGAGGCGCTAAACGCCGACCTAAAAGCGGCGATTAACGCCTACCGCGACCTACTTCGCCGCGACTCCCTTGGATTTCTCAAAGCTACGCATCCCGCCGAAGCCGAGAAGACCGGCGAGTAGGGTCATCAACTGTTCTACTTGGAGGTCTGGTGGCGCGGCCAGACCCTTCGGGATCAGGTCAACTCCCTGCCCAAACGCCCAGATCCATTGCATCAAAGGGTAGCCAAGAAATTGGTAAGCCAAACCTGCAACCCCAACCCAACCCACAGCAGGACGCCAGCCAGAGACAAATACGCTAGTAGACGCCGCTTCGATCTTGTTGATGTCCACTTGCGCGAGGTCTGTAGCTTGGTCGATACGCTTCTCTTCCAAGTCAAGCTTGCGGTCTTCCAACGCCATTTGAAGGCGTTCTTTGTCTGTCGTAATGAGGTCGCCCGCGACCTTGCCCACGCCTTCAATTATTGACCCTATTCCAATCAAATCCATTACTTGAGTCCTTGCAAGGTACGGTTGATCCAGCCAAGGAGGAACTTGGACTGGGTACGATTCTTGTTGCAGATGTCAGCGTAGCGCGTGATCTTCGCCAGCGCGTAGGCTTTTTTGAAGGCTTCAGATTCAACATTGTTGAACTTCTGCAAGGTCTTGTCGCCAACCGATCCGTCTGGCGTAGCACCTACGATCAACTGCGCCAGCTTGACTGCGACTTTGATGCCGGTGTTTACGCCGAAGTTGAAGATGTTTTCTGCAACAACTTGCTGCGTAATTTCATCCCCTCGGATACGATCCCAAAACTCAACTTTATAAAAGTTACGCACCATCCCAGTAAGGAGTGGGTTGTCCATAGCACCGTGGTCAATAAGGTTCCAACCGGGCCAGTTAGGGTTTGGGTTGCGTGCAATTCCCGCATAAGTCATTCCACCAGTATCGTCTTTAACAGTATGTAAAACGTAACCACCTTCATCAACGATCATTTTGTCAAAAGCTGGGTCAAAGTTAGCCATCACTTCACCTTCTGCTCAAGAATGACAATCCGCTCTCGGTTCAGATGAATAAGTTCTCGGTTTTCACCGATCTGTTTCTCTAAATCTTGGCGCAACTTTTCCCGCGCCAGTTCTGCGCCGCTGTTGGCGGCTTGCTTGTTGTCGCTGGTGACCACAAGGCTGATCTTGGCGTTAAGAACCGTCACATCATGCGTAATCTTGTCCAACGCGCTCATCAGGTAGACAACGCAGGTAAACAAAATTGGTAAGACGGCAAACGCGGTCTTCTCAATCAACTGACTTTTGGCTTCCAGTTTTTCAGTCATAGTTTGCTCACATCAATAAGTTGACCACGGAAGTTGATGATACCTTCTGCGTGTTTGCTGACTAGCTCCGGCCAGAGCGGTTTACTGTCTTTCATCGTTATGACGGCAAACCCGCTGCGCCAGTTGACCGGACCGTCTTCAAGGTAGTCAATAAACTGTGGCCCATCAATCTCAGCAAGCGTACCAGTATCTACACCCCATCGAGTCCCATTATAGTCCCCAAACGGCGTGACTTTGAGGCTGTGTAAATGGCCGGTGATAGTCGTGACGCCAGAATTGACCGTGTTGTTATGGGTAGCGTGAACGCCGCCTTTATAGCGGTGCTTGACCACTACGTTGTCTGACAGCCAGCAAGACCAGCAGGGGTGCCATTTGGGGAAATGGTCTTTGAGCGCCGTGCCGCCGACGCCCTCAAACTGTGGCGCTGCCTCGGATAGACGCGATTCAAAGCGCGAGTCGTGATTACCTAGCGGCCAGATCAGTTGCGTGTGATGGCGCGCCTTTTCGCAAGCGTCTTCGATCTCTTTGAGCGCCGCTTGGCACGCTTCTAGCTCCTGCTTCACGTTTGGGACCGCGCTCCAATTTATTCTAGTGTGTCTGCTGATCGAACTTCCGTCAAAAATATCGCCGTTGGCGATTACGATATGCGGCTTAAGTTCGTTTATAGCCCATAGGAGGCCCTTGAAGGCAGTTGTTCTGATCCCCGGCCAGAAGTGGGCGTCAGAAAAAATGATAGCGATGCCATCAGTCAAGCCAGCTTCGTGTCTGGCTTTTTGAATGTGAATTGGTTTGCCAACTGCAAGATTAAGTTTTAACTTATTTTCTAAAGAACGACGCCTAGAATGAACGCGCCGCTCAGAAATCCCCGTGAATCTGGCAACTTTGACGGGTGATTTAAGTTCTTCCCATATCCGCAAAAACTCTTCGTCGCTGATTTTTTGTGGTTTCATTCTTCATCCTATTAGAAGAACCACATCAAATAGCACAGTTTTGTTGCGGTTGGGTGACCCCCCAAGGTCATCGGGGGGTCTGAGCATTACTCGTCGGTCTGCTCGTCGATTTCCTCTTCTTCGACTTCAACTTCTTCGTCATCAGCGTGAGCTTGGAAGAGCGCGTCGGCGGTCGAAGAGAACAAAGAAGAAAGCGTGAACTCGTTGATGTTCGATGCTTTAGCAACGAGGAAAGCCACCGAGAACAGCGCGTTCAGGGCGTCAACTGGCTCAGAATCATTGATCGCGGCGAGGATGTCGTCTTTCATGTCAGGCTCCAGAAAAAGGAACTTCATCTTACGAACTGTCGATTACCGTTTAATGACCTTTCAGAATGATGGACAGCAACATCATAATGATCGCACCACCGCCTGTGATCAGGATCTGCTCTAGGCGCTTAATCCGCGCATGGATACCGCGCGTCTCTTTCTCGATACCTTCGTACCGGATCGCGCAGACGTCCACGTGGGCGTCAATCTTGTGATCAACTTCAGATAATGTAACCATCATTGGCCTAATTGATTGACTACAGGAAGGCCCATTAATGCGTTACGCAATCCGGGCGTAAGGGTATCTCGGGCTAAAAAATCGGCGCGGTTATAGTTTGGGAGCGCGCGGCTTTGCCCCATCCGTGACAACAAATAAGCGCGTGCGGCGGCAGAAGTTGCTTCCGGTACGACAGCACCAAGCGCCGCCGTTATAGGACCACCAGTCATCGCGCCTACCCCCGCGCCGACCATACCAGTCATGCCGCGTCCAAGCATTGTGCCGGTCCCCGGCGCGCCAAATTGCGATGGCGGCTGGTTAACACGCGGCGCTACGTTTGCAAACGCCCCGATAGTTTGAAGATCACCAGTAAGATAATCGCCACGTTGTAGATCTCGCGCTAATTTTTTAGCGTCAATAGAACCAGACCCTTCCCGCACCGCGTCTTCTACAACATGGCTGATAGCCATACGTTGCCGCGACGCCCTAAACTGTTCAAGCATTGCTTGAGCGTTAGGGTTTCCGGCGTTTGCTAGATTTCGCTCAATTTGATCTTCAAGCGCATTTGAAATCTGGCGCTGCGTGTGAGCTAGATCGTTGTTACCGTTCCTAAAATTAGCCGTTGCCTGTTGACGTAGCGTTCGGGTCGCTTGTATAGCGTCACCAGCGTCAAATGTCCCTACCCGAAACGGCGCAATTGCTTGCGTTACGACGTCAGGAACCGCGCCGGGAAATGACCGCGCTGGCCCGGTGTACTGTTGATTGATTTGGTTTAAAGTTGCTTGAAATGCGTTATCTGTAGGCATCTGCCCAAGATTTTGCAACGGCGCGTATCCAGTATTAAACTCATCCGCGCGTATGCGTTGCATCGCTTGTGATGTGATTGGTTCGTTTACAGGCAAACCAACCGCGCGGCGCGCCAGTCTGTCAGTAGTCTGCTGGTTAGACGATGACGCCGCCTGTTCAAGGCGCGTCTTGCCGCCAATACGCTCAAGCAACACGTTTTGGCTTGATGGAGAAATACTGCCGGGGCTGACAACAAAACCTTCTTGTTGCGCTTGCCGAATGGTCGCGTCTCGAACCGCGTTTTGTTGTTGCGCGGCTTGTAAAGTTGCTTGCCGTCTTTGCGCCGCTGCGGTTATGCTCGCTGGCGTAGCCATACCTGCGGCGACGCCCAACTCAGGACTGCCGGTTGTTTCAGCAACAGTCTGACCAGCGGCCCCACCCAACATATTTTTAAGGACTACAGAACTTAACTCAGGCAATGTACGCGATGGAGTCATTAATCCACCCGTACCGGCTTGAACAATAGAACTAAGCACACGTTGCTCTGGCGTTCTGTTTTGTTCTGCTTTAATCAGTCCAAGTCTACGCAACGCATTTGTCGCGTAGTCTGGCGTTGTGATGCTGCTTGGTTCTGGCGCAAGATCACGCCGCCCCGCTAAAGTAGCGAGCGTTCCAAACCCCATTTTGCCCAGATTTATAATGTTGTACGGCGCATTCAGCAACAAGTCTGCTGTGCCGCCCAACATTTCATACGGCGCGCTTTCAATAACCCGCATAGTCTCCGGCGCTGCGGGCGCGCGCGGCGTAAATTTAGGTTCGGCTTTTGTCAGATGCGTAATGACATCAGCGTCGGAATACCCTTCTTTACGCGCGCCAGCGAGATCAAACTTGCGTTGTTGGGCAAGATACCCCGCTATGTCAGCGTCTGAGTATCCTTCTTTGCGAGCGCCTTCAATATCGAATGCCATATCAACTCCCGAAAGCGTTTAAAGGACGCATTGCTTTACCGGCGGGCGCGGTGGCAGGAGCGGCAGGCGCGGCAGGCGCGGCGGCGGCAGGGCGATTGGCGCGGTATTCGTAAGTAGAATCGTACTTATCGCGGAGGATTTGCTTAGAACTTCTAAGTTGAGAAACCGCATCATCGAGCGCATTTTGAATGCTTGGTGCGTCTTGAACTCGATCAATTGCAGCAAACGAAGCGTCTAACTTACGACCTTCTTCGTTTGACACGCTGCCCAGCGCGCTGCCCGTTTTGGACTGGTTTTTGAGATCTTGAATGGCTTGGAATCCACCTTTAGCTTTAATTTTGTCGTACAGCGCTTTCGCTTCTCTACCTTCAGAAGTTATACCGCCAATACGTCCAGCTAAAATTCCAGATATTTGAGACAACCCAGGATGGTTTCGAAGTTTCTCCATATCTTTTATGAAGTTATCGCTTTGCGCTTCAAAACTTTTTATCGTAGACGTCGCAGCAGGATAGTCAGCCTCACGTTTCTGCTGGTCTTTAGGCGAAAGACCCGTAAATTCAGACGCGGGTGTTTTACCAACAGCTTGCGATGGGGTAGCGTATTCTACTTTGCCTGTTTTTTCATTTATGATTTTTACCGGCGTTGGCGCTTCTGGAGCCATACCGCGCGCGATTACGTTACCTTTTGAATCAAACAAAGTTTCGCCGCGCGATACGCCTGTTGGCGCGCGTTCGGCGGCTGGCAGCGTAATCGGCGCTTGCCCGGGCAGCACAATAGTTTGCCCGGGGCTAAATGTTTGAGGTCTACGCAGTTCGGCGATTTGACGCGACAATTCCGAAACCATAGGCATGATGGCCGGATTTTGAGCCGCAAGCATTGTCAAACCATTACGTTTGCGTTCCAGTTCTGCAATTTGCGCGAGTACATTATCACCAAAATTAGATGGCAATCCTGACGGCCCAAGAAGCGCGTTTGTAGGCGCTGGTGCTTGCTCCGGCAAGTTAGAGCGCATCTTGATGCCAGTACCGCCGCCGCTTAAATTTTCTACAGACAACGCTGGACTTTGGATAGGCGCGGTAGTTGCAACAGGCGCGGGTTGCGCGGGCGCGGGTTCGCCGCCGCCCATAGCAGCTAAAAAGTTTTTCTGAAACTGCCGTTTTTCTAATATTTTATACCCAAGATCCACGTAATGTTGGACCCCAGATTTAATCATTTCGTTAGCGGCAACATCAAGATCGGGTGGCCCACCAGCTCCTGCTATGTTTTGGCGCAATTTTTCTAGAGCAGAACGATCTTGTTGGATTTGCGCCAACTGTTGTTCATGCAACTGTCGAGCAACGCGCCCAGACTTGATCTGCTCAAGCGCCGCCACATCCTGCAAAGGATCTGGCATATTAAACTTGGGCGCTTGGTAAGCGTTTACAATCGTTGGGTCAAGAGGTCTGAGTGCCATAATTGACCTTTATTATGGTAAAGAATATTGGTTGGGGTAGGTGTTGCCGTACATTCCAGCCAACGCATTTGTGCGTTGCCCATATTGATACATTTGACCGGCCTGACCAAGCGCGCTAGACAATGCGTTAGATCCACCAAGATACCCAGACGCGCGGGCGGTTCCGATGTCTTGCAAATTCTGACCGGTTTGCGCGCCAAATTGTTGCGCCGCGTTAGTCAACGCTCCAGTTGCAGTCTGCCCAACACCAGCCAATGACTGAAGCGGGTTAAGTTGCGCGTTACGTTCAGTCTGATAACGATTAAAAGCGTTTGTGTATTCTTGCGACGCCAGATCTTGACCGTAGCGTTGCGCGCCTTTAAGGGTAGCGCCTGACAACAACCCACCACGCGCGGCGGCAGTACGGTCAAGTGCTTTCATGCCCTCAGACAATCGAAAAGCGTACCCCGGATCTTGCGTAAACTGATCCATGCCAAACTTAGTGTAGTCACTAAGCGGAATTAGCTTGTTGAGCGCGCCGATACCTGCTTGACGAAACGGTTCTTGAAGTTCAACTTGCTTGTTAAACATCCGTTCTTGAGCATCTTGCGCCGCTTGAGTCGCTTGCGCTTGCGTATTTGCGGCTTTATTGGCCGAACTTGCGCCAAATACACTAGACGCGACAATAGCGGCAGGTAGCATCCAAGGCATCTCAATACTCCTTTTCCAGAATCTGCATTACGTTTGCAAACTCTGTCATGTTCGCTGGTTGAATCAGCGTGTCATCAATTTCGTTTTCATCTGTACAGTTTGTCGCGTGGATGCAGTACCAAACCGAATCGGTCAAGGTCTTAACACCGTGATGTTTGTTGGCTTCAATAGTAAAACACGCAGGGGCGTTGACAACCGATGTTTTTCCATCCACTGCGATTTCTACCGACCCACTAGCCAAAATCGAAAGATGGTCATACTTGTGGGCGTGTTGAACCAACACATGACCTGCCGGTATGCGCGACTCTTTGGCGTAGACGTTGGGGCCGAAAAAATGTTGGATCACCCAATCCTCCAGTTCGTACCATCATAGTATACGGGTACGTTATTGCTGCCGCCACCAACAACCGTGCTGGCGAACGTCGTAGCATTGGCGTCCGTAACCATTGCGGTCCAACCTTTGACGGGGCTGGCTGGCAACGTAGCAACTGTATATGTTTGAAGTTTTAGCGGTTTTAAAGCGTTGGCAGACGCGGCATCAACCTGAAACACTCCAGCCCCACCAATCAAGAAATTTAATTGATTGGTTGCTCTAGCGTATGAGATATAGTTAGTCGGAGAAAAATTGATCTGAGGTGTACCGTTGGCAAGCGTCTTGTCACCACCAAGGTTTAGATAGAAGTAATCGTCAACCGCTTGGGTTGGAGCCAGATTCCAGACGTTGCCATTGGTTGCGCCGCTGGTGTTGTTGGTCAACTGAACGCTGCCGGACATCAACAAGATGCCAGCGGTCGTGTTGTTGATCCCGTACCCGCCGTTACCAATCAGTTTGCCGCCGCTCACGCGCACGTTGTAGCTGTCAATGTTTGAGTCAACATACAACCCGTCGCTGACCGCGCCGGTAACGTAAGGCATGACAAAATCGTAATCCACGCCAGACAACACTCGGATCGCCGCGCTCTTTGCGTAGTCAATCTCAACCTGGCCCACTCGACCAATCGCGGGGAAGAACGCCGGAACGGCAGTAATTGGAGTGGTTGCAACCGACTGAGCGGTTGACACGGTGTAGTTGGTTGAATTAATAAGGCCGGTGATCGTAGTGCCAGCAGTTACGCCAGTACCAGATATGACCATGCCAACCACAATCGGACTAGATGGCGCGGTGGCCAGCGTCAAAGTTGTACCGGCGATAGATCCGCTGGTGACTGACTTGTATCCGCCAACCGTGTTCTGAATGATAAACCCGTAGCTGGATTGTGTGCTGCTGCTACCGCCGCAGACCAGACCCATGTACTTGACGTTCAGGCTGTTGCAGTTGCCGTCCCATTCAAACCCATAGTAGTCAGGACCGGGGTCAAGCACACAGAAATTGATTGACAAAATGTCCGACCGCTTGGCAGCGTCGCCGTACCACTTGATGCCGGGACCGCGAATGATACCCCACATCCATTCTAGTTGAACGGTGTTGGCTTGTTCAACATACAACGCGCCAAACGCATCGTACAGATACGCCCGCTCAATTGTCACTCGATTGGCGTTGCTGATGTAGATTGCGTAGCCGGTGGTTTGACCGGGCGAGTTAAAGTTGAGAGACAACTTAACGCCGATGCTGCCACCGCCAACGGTGACGCTATTGATCGCGCCAGAGGTCTTGAGAACGCCGGGGCCACCAACCCATTGGTAGTTGGTCGTGACCGATAGCGCGGTGGTGTGCAGGTAGGTTTTACCAGCCGCAAGATATACGTCACGCCCGGTATTGATTGCGTTCTGTAGCGCGGTGGTATCGTTGGTTGTACCGTCGCCAACAGCGCCAAAGTCTTCTGGATAGACGTAACCCAAACGAAGTTTGGCCTGAACAGTCTCAGTAACTGCGCCCGTGCCAGACTCAACGTAGGTGATATTGGCCGAGCTAGTCAGAACCGAGATGTTGTCAACGGTCCAGACCTCAACATCGGTAGATGTGGTGAGCTTGAACTTGTACGAAGAAGTGCCAAGCCAGATGCTGCATTCGCCGCGACTGTCTAGAATGACCGGATTGGAATTCGCCGTGTTGCCGGTGTAATCGGTGTAGGTCGTAAGCGGCGTGGTAGTTCCGGCTGCGTAGGTGTAAACCTTCCCGCCAGACAACGGCACACCGTTACTATCTAAAAATTGCAGTTTCGGCTGCGGCGAAATATAAGTTGTCATATCAGGTTTTCCAACTGGTTCCGTCAAAGAAGACTCGAACAACGGAGGTGCCGCCTCCGACAACGGTCGTATTGTACAATGGGGCGAGCGCGTCTGTAACGTAGGCCATCGCTCCCTGAATGCCTGTAGGAAGCGTTGCCACCGTGTACTGAGGTAAGACAAAGGGCTGAAGCGATTGGGCATAAGTGGGTGTTACCTTAAAGATCCCGTTGCCAGCAATTTGGAAGTTGTAGCTGTTGTTTGTGCGGTCGTAGGCTAAATAGTCATTCGTATCAAACACCAGATTCGGGTTGGCTCCCGACATCTGCATATAGTACGTCGCGTCAGCGTAAAATCCGGTTCCAGTTATAAAGTTGCCGCTAAAGTCGCCCGAAGCGTTGCGCTGCACAAGATACAGCGGGGTGTTGGCGCTAGTCGCGTTTACAGTAATGTTTGGCGTTGCGCCGCCAGAAGAATTAACGGGGCTAGTTGCGGTTACGCTTGTGACGCCGCCACCACCGCTGACGGTCGCCCAAAACAGATTGTTAGATCCGTCTGTGCTGAGAACTTGGTTGGACGTCCCAATCGCCGTTGGTAGCGTATACGTCACCGACGGACCAGATGCGGCTGGCGAAAAGCCGGTATAGCCAGTCGTTGACCCAATCAAACGCAACCCAGTAGCATAAACCGGCACATACGATTGAGTTGCTGCGCCCGAAAACGTAACCGTTCCGCTACCGCCAATCTGAAGGTTTAGCTCGTTAGCCGTGCGGTTGTACGAAAGAAAATCCGTAGGGGCAAAGACAATCTGAGGCGAATTGCTGCTGGTTGTCAGGTAGAAATCGTCATCAATTGCCTGACGCGGTGTTTTGTTCCAGACCGAGCCGTTAGTTTCACCCAGACCGTTGGAGTACAACGAAGTGTTACCGCTGTACAGTAATACGCCGCCCAAGTTGTTAATGCCGTAGCCACCGTTGCCGATAGACTTGCCGCCTGTAATGCGGACTTCGTAAGCGTTGATCGCCGCAGCAATTCGGAACCCGTCTGACGCCGCGCCGAGAACGTATGGCATCACAAAGTCATAGTCCAGACCGGCTTGAATCTCTACGCCGATGCCGGTGGAGTAATCCACCTCTACCTGACCAATGCGACCGATAGCAGGAAAGGTTGTCACGCCGCCCGTATTGCGGATGATCATGCCCTTGCCGCCGATGATGCCAAGGTACTTGACCGTCAAACTATGGCAGTTACCGTCCCAGTCCATGCCGTAGTAGGTATCGCCCGGATCTACAACAACGGCATTCAGGATCAGCAGGTCAGATCGAGTTGAGTCGTTGCCGTACCATTTGACGCCAGGGCCTGTGAGCGATGCCCACATAAAGTCCACAACCACCCAGTTGGCCTGTTGTACGTACAAACCACCAAACCCTCTGATGATGTTGAGCTTGTTAATCTTGACGCGGCTACTGTTGTTGATATAAACAGCCCAACCAGCAGTCTGCGTTGGCGAGTCAAAGGTCAGATCCAACTGAATGCCGGTCACAATTGTGGCCGTTGGTGAGATCAGTTCTAGACCGTTGATCGCGCCAGCAATCCGCAAAACCCCAGGCCCACCAAACGACTGGTTAGGCGTGGACATCGTAAGCGTTGTACCAACCGCGTAGATGCGTCCGGGCGGCAGGTAAACGTCAAACCCAGAATCTAACGCAGCTTGAATGCTGGCCGAATCGTCAGCCGCACCGTCACCAACCGCACCGTAATCGCCGGGAGTTACCGCGTTGGCGCTTTGGTTGGTCTTGGTGTATTGGTTGTTGAAAAACCGATACCATTCACGCGAGATCAGCTTGGTTCGTTCGTCTGTTAACGGAACCCGCGAGGCCGGAATCGTAGTGATGTTATTGCTAACAGCCATTACGCATTCGTCCCGCTAAGATGCAGTTCAGCGCCCATGATGGCGATCTTGACCGGATCTGTACCGGACACTTCGTAAACTCGATCACGCAGTTTGAGCGTCATACCGAGCCGCCGCCAGAATACGCGCTGTTGGTAAACACCGATCTTGCCGATTGGTGACCAATGCTCGTTTGACCAAGTGTGACCACCATCGTCCGACCAGCGCAACATAACTTTTGGGTCTACACCTAATCCGCTGGCAGCTTCAGAAGAAATCAAAAAGTCGCCCGATTCGGTTGTTATAAACAAACCGCTTTCAGTAATTAAAAAAGTCAGGTCGCTGTACGGCAATCCGCTTACGCCAACCCCAGATTCGCAGTCTAGTTGTAGGCTATGGTGCGCTGTACGGTTTAGGTTATTCTGCCCAGTAGCCAACGCCCGCCAAGAACGCAGCCACTTTTGGGCACTGCCGTTGTCAGCGTAAACGTCTAGGTCAAAGGCGTACAGATTACCGTTCTCATAATCGCCAACAACAACTTCGCTGTTGTACGTCATCTGGCAGTTGCTGCGATGCCGTGTAAAGCTACCGTTGTCAA